AGACAAATACATTGGGGACGCAATGATGGCTATATTTAATGCTCCTTTAGATTTAGATAACCATGAACAGAAAGCAGTAGACTGTGCATTAAGTATGCAAGAAGGTATGTTATTTCTTAATGATGATTTAGAAAAGGAAGGACTTCCTCCTATAGAAATTGGTATAGGTATCCATAGTGGAAAAGCTGTAGTTGGAAACATGGGAAGTGAATCTAGATTTGATTATACGGCTATAGGAGATGCCGTAAATACAGCAGCAAGAACTGAGTCTGCTTGTAAAGAAGCAGGACATAACCTCTTGATTACTAAAGATACTATTTCTAAATGTTCAAATACTTTTGAAGTACTCAAGCCTATACCTGTGAAAGGTAAATCTGTTCCTTTAAATATCAATACAATACTTTAAAAGGTAGCGTCCAACTGAACTTCTATCTTTTTATGTAGAGGTTCTAAAGCTAGTTTAGCTTCTTGTATTGCTTTAAGTATAACAAGTCTATCATCTTTTTGAAATCTATGTATTTCTTCTTCAGGGAAGCTAGATATTTCTGTAACTAATTTGTTATCAGAATCAATAACTAACTTCCAACTAATAAGGTTAGCTTCCGATGCCTTCATTATTTATCTCCATAAAGTTTACAACATCTTGTTTCCCACGAAGTCCTGCTTTCATGTAAGAAGTTGCTCGACCTTCAAAAAAGTTTTGATGTTCAACACCCATAACTTCATCAATCCAACCTAAAGGATTCTCTCGTTGGTCGTAGTTTGTTTTTAATCCTAGCTGAAGTAATCTTCTATCAGCTATATATCTGTTGTATGCATACATGTCTTTCTTTGTAAGACCTTGTAAGTCTCCCATTTCAAATACTAAATCAAGAAACTTATCTTCAAGTGTAACCATTTCTCTACAGATTTCATAAAGTTCTTTCTTAAAATCATCTGTCCAGATATCAAGATTCTCTTGTATAAATTCTCTGAATAGTTTAGTCATGGCTTCAACATGCATTGACTCGTCTCGTATAGAATAAGTAACTATCTGCCCCATGCCTTTCATTTTACCAAAGCGAGGGAAGTTTAGCAAGATAGCAAAACTACTAAAGAGTTGTAAGCCTTCTGTAAATGCCGAGTAAACTGCTAAAGTTTTAGCAATAGTTTTTTTATCTTTTTTACGCGGCTTAAAGGTTGATATATAATCATGTTTAGCTGCCATTTCTTCGTACTCTGAGAAAGCTTTGTATTCTATTTCAGGCATACCTACTGTATCAAGTAGTACACTATATGCATCTTGGTGTATACCCTCCATATTTACAAAAGAACCCATCATCATTCTAGCTTCAGGCTTTCTAAACATAGGCATATACTTATCTATATACCCCGAAGCTACGTCTACATCTGATTGAGTAAACAGTCTAAATATTTGAGTTAATAGGTTTTTTTCTTCAGGTGAAATTTCTTGCCAGTCTTTTACGTCTGTATGTAGGGGCACAGAGTCAGTCACCCAATGCATTTGATTTTGTAATTTAAAGTAATCGTACATCCACGGGTACTCAAAAGGTTTGTAGTAATCTCTATTGCTTAGTAAGCTCATGTGTTCTCCTGTAAATAGTTAATTGCTTTTGTTAATTTTTGTATATCATCTTTAAAATGTCCTAGACCTAGGTTACACATACCACATAAAATACCTCTAATTTTATTAGTTGTGTGACAATGGTCTACATGAATATGTTTTGTATCCAAAATAGTAAAAGAAGTTAAACAAATTTTACATTTATCATTTTGTTCGTCTAACATATTCTTATAGTCTTCAGATGATAATCCATATTTTTTCTCTCTCCAATAAGCAGCTTTCTGTTCTTTATTTTTTTCATTATATTCTTTTCTTTGAGCAGCTATCTGTTCTTTATTTTTTTCATAATATTCTTTTTGTTGAGCAGCTATCTGTTCTTTATTTTTTTCATTATATTCTTTTTGTTGAGCAGCTATCTGTTCTTTATTTTTTTCTCTGTATTCTTTAATAGCTTCTTTATTTTTTTCTCTGTATTCTTTTTGTTGAGCAAGACGTTTTTCTCTATTATCTTCTTGATATGTTTTTACTCTATCACATATAGCTTCTTTATTTTTTATATAATATTCTTTATCATAAGCAGCTTTCTGTTCTTTAGTTTGAGACATTATATTCCTCCACTTGTTTAGCATACTTTTCAAGTAGCCATTTGTTATAAGTTTTAATATATTCTTCTTCAGTTAATTTTACTGCACCAAAGGCTGAGTTCTCGTCACAATGGTCTAGCCACATACGAGTGCAAAAACTTTTAAAATTATTTGACATCTTTATCCCTCACAAGCTATACAATCTACCTCGTCTAATTTAATACGCGGTATCTTAATATTAACATTCTCTGCAGTTCTAGCAGCATCTGACCTAAAGTAATATAAAGACTTTAGTTTGTGCATAGCATACCAATGTACATCGTTGACATACTGCATATAATCGTCATGTATTTCTTGACTGTCTGTAGTCTTAGGTAATGTAAAAAATAAATTAACACTTTGACTTTGGCAAATATACTGTTGTCTCATATGAGCGTGTTCAACTATCCAGATTTGATTTAACTCATCTGCTGTTTTAAATATTTCTTTTTCTTTATCTGTAAAGATATCCATGTCTTGTATAGAACCTTTCTTAGCAGTTATCTCTTTCCAAATTTTTACTTTACTTCCTTTCTTCTTAGAAATAATCTTATCTAAGTATTTATTTTTAACTTGGTACGAACCTGAGAGAGTTTTGTGTGTAAAAATGTTCGCACGATTTGGTTCAATACTAGGGGAAGTGCCACCGCATATAATACTGCTACTGGCATTAGGAGCAATAGCCAAAAGGTGAGCGTTACGCATACCTGAACCACTAATATCAGGAGCTTCACCACGATTCTCCGCAAGAACTTTACTCGCAGCCACGGACTTAGTTTTAATGTGGTTAAAAGCTTTGTTGTTAAATCCTGTAGCAAAGATTCCCTCAAATGGAATGTTATTTTTTTGAAGATAGGCATGGAAGCCCATTGCCCCCAAGCCAAGTGACCTTTCTCTATAAGCAGAGAAGCTAGATTTTGTGAAGCCTTCCTTACCTTCTCGTATATAACTTTTAAACCTTTTAAAATTTGCATTGTAATCTCCTAATTCTGTTGTATCAATTGCGTTGTCTATGAAATGTTGAATAACATTATCCAACATAGTAATTAAATCTGATATAAAGTTTTCATCTTTGGACCATTTATCAAAGTGTTCTAGGTTTACTGAAGACAAACAACAGACTGCTGTTCTTTCTTCATTTGTTGGTAAGGTTATTTCAGAACATAAATTACTTTGCTTAATATCTAAACCTAAATCTTTTTGACCTTTTGGTAAAGCATCATTACAAGTATCTATATTAACCATGTAAGGCTCACCTGTCTCTGCTCTAGCGTGGATTATTTGCCACCATAAATCCCTAGCATTAACAGTCTTAACTGCTTCACCTGTCTTAGGGTCTATGAGTCTCCAGTCTGCATCTTCTTGTACGGCTTGTAAAAATTCATTGGTTATATTAACTCCGTTGTGAATGTTAAGGCACTTCCTATTTATATCTCCACCTGATTCTTTTCTTATGTTTATGAACTCTTCTATTTCAGGGTGGTCAATATTCATGTAAGAAGCATAACTTCCGCGTCTTGTAACTCCCTGATTAAATGCTAACATCTGAGAGTCAACTACTTTCATGAATGGAATTGAACCAGTAGAACGACTATTGTTAGCAGTAGCAATCCCATTACTTCTAACATCTCCCCAATATCCACCAATACCTCCACCTGAACTAGCGAGCCATATGTTTTCATCATAATGAGAAGATAACCCGTCACGGCTATCAGGTACGTAATTGAGAAAGCAGCTAATAGGTAGACCCCGATTAGTTCCCCCATTGCTAAGAATAGGAGTGCTAAACATGAACCATAGAGAGGAACTGTACGTATAAAGTCTTTGAGCCAACTCAAAATCCGTAACTCCTTTAAAGGTTGCTCCGAATATTGATGCTCTTGCGAATGCTTCTTGTGCATATGTTTCTCCTGATGCTTCGTAAAGATACCTATCCTTTAAAGTATCTAAACTGAATTTATTTAATTTGTTTTCGTTGTTATAATCTATTTTAATACCTAAGTATTCCTTTTGACCTACCTTGTCTTCGACCATTAGCCGTTCTCCTTCTCATTTAAATATAATGCAATCAATGCATAGTGTATAATCTTAAGTAGGTCTGCGTCAGACTTACCATTCTTCTTCCCATATCTCATGGCATACTTCATTATATTTCCTATACAAAAACCTTCTCCATGTCCTGCATCTATAATCATATCAGTTGCTTGATATTTAGAATGAGCGTAGTGTTGTGTATAGGTATCATCTATATACTGTTCAACTCCTCTAAGGTTTATTTTTTCATCAAATTTATATTCCATATTATTCTGTCCATTCTTTAGGTAGTGTGTGTTCAGAGTACCACCTAAATTTATTTTTTTCTGCCCACTCTGCATGGCTTCTTTTACTTCCGTCTTTTCTTCTCTTAGCTTGTGGCATAGGAGAACTAGGACTAGAAAACAAAAAGACTAACTCTTGTTTAGGCTTAAGAGACTTACGTATCCAAACGTACTTATTGTATTCGTTGTAATCCCAAAACCTACCTTTAGCTTCTAATAGGTATTCTATACCATTAATAGTTTTTGTAAAGTCAGGCTCATACTTATGCTCTATAACATAAGGAATCTTATCAGAATGATGTGACCACTTTGATAAAACATCTTGGTGCAATATATACTCCCACCCTGAATCATATCCTTTAGGAAGATTCTTTTCAGTAGGTCTAATTTTTCGTGGCTTTCGATAACCTCTTTTCATAAAATTCCTTTTTTAATTTTTGATTAAACCACTTCTGAGAGAATGAAGATAGCATTATTCTTTGATTAGCATATACATGCTTTTGGTCAGGCATGTAGGCTTCAAAGTTTTGTAAGTTTATTTTAGACGCTTCATATTCAGGTAATAAAGACTGAAGCCATTCAACTGTTAAGCTTTTAGCTTTTCTTCGTAATTTCTTAGCTTGTCTACCATTCATATTATTTCCTTTACGTTTGGTAGCTTCTCTACCTTAGTTAAATATACAT